CGCGGCGCTCTTTACTCGTTCGTCTACAACGTGGGTGCTGGCAATTTCAGAACATCGACGCTTCTTCGCAAAATAAACCAGGGCGATATCAAGGGCGCATGTGATCAGCTACGGCGCTGGACATACGCTGGCGGTAAGCAATGGAAAGGGCTGATGACCCGTCGTGAGATTGAGCGTGAAGTCTGTTTGTGGGGGCAACAATGAGCATGATTTGCTTTTTCATGGCAGCGTTGCTCGCATTGAATGGCAACGATGCGTGGCCGTGGTTTCTGGCCGTTGGGGTGTTGATGTCATGAGTCGGTTAACCGCGATTATCTCCGCTCTGGTTATCTGCATCATCGTCTGCCTGTCATGGGCTGTTAATCATTACCGTGATAACGCAATCGCCTACAAAGAACAGCGCGATAAAAAAGTCAGTGAGCTGAAGCAGGCGGCTGCCACCATTACTGACATGCAGCAGCGCCAGCGTGATGCTGATGCGCTCGATGCTAAATACACGAAGGAGTTAGCTGATGCGAAAGCTGAAAATGATGCTCTTCGGCGCAAGCTTGATAATGGTGGCAGGGTGCTCGTCAAAGGAAAATGCCCTGTGCCATCCTCAGCCGAAACCTCCAGCGCCTCCGGCATGGGCAATGATGCCACCGTCGAACTCTCTCCAGTTGCTGGACGAAACGTTCTCGGTATCCGGGACGGAATTATCCGCGACCAAACAGCACTGAGAACGCTTCAGGAATACATCAGGACGCAATGCCTTCGATGATAGCGATAATTTTACTCATCATCCTTCACATCTGGCTCTGTAGACAGGGTGGTGCTTACTTCTGGAGCGAATCCAGATTAAACATCTCATTGCTGATGCTTGAATTTAAGCATATGGCGCGCGGTAAGGGGCTGCGTTGAGACAAGAGCCAGTTCATTACAAATACCAAGATTTTGCCTCGCATTCGCGGGGCTTTTTTACATCTGAATTTCACCGCGCATCTCACGCGCATATTAACGAGAGCCTTTCAGTAAGCGAGCCTGAGAAATGCCGTTATAGGTGGCGACCTCTCTCGGGCGGCTTTTCTGTGAGACAGGCTCACTTTCTAAAAGGTAAAGACGCTATGAATAATCCGTCAGTTATTCCGGCCTTTGACTTCCGAGAAATGGTGCAAGCTAAAAACGGAGAGGTCGTTACCACATCCAGAAAAGTTGCTACGTACTTCGGAAAGCGACACGGTGATGTGCTCAGGAAAATCGAGCAGGTTAAGGCCGATTGCTCAAGAGAGTTTAGCCAACGCAATTTTGCGTCGGCTGATTATATCGATGAGCAGGGTAAGGTTCGCCCGATGTATAGCCTGACGAAAGATGGCTGGATCATGGTTGTTATGGGATTCACCGGGAAAGCTGCTGCGGCTATCAAAGAAAGCTACATTTCAGCGTTCAACTGGATGTCTGAGCAACTTAGCCGTCGCCTGGCCATGGGTGAAGAAATGCAGCACCGCTACGCCATCAAAGAAACGCGCTCAAAGTTGAAGGGAACGATCGGTAGCCGGTTGATGAATGAGCGGAAGAAAGAGAAGCGCGTTCTTGAGCTAGAGCATGAGCACATCATGCAGGTGACGCAGCCAGAATTGCTGATTGGCTGATTGACATTACAGAAACTCTTCACTGAGGTGCTTGGACAATGGCGCACCTAACGATGCGCCTAAAACTCAACCCCTGTTGAAATTCTCTTTTGCTTCATTAATGAGATCTGAAGCGATCCGAAAGCTATTAGGGTTGGAATTGCTAATCAAACCTTTAACTGTTTCTTCTAATTCAATCAGCGCCTGATTGCTGTGCGCAGACCTTGCAACGTTAGTCAATAAGGCAACCAAAATTGCCTCATGGGCAATGGCATGTTCTTTATCAGTTGTTTCTATGCGAAGCGGGCTGTTGGATGATCGTAGGCTTGTTTGGTTGAACGAAGACATTCTTCCTCCTATATGTCATTGGTAATTTTAACCGCCTTTGAAGGTATAACACTATGTCCGACATCTACCAAATCACGCTAACCACCCAAACAGGCGAAACCTTCACTGGCAAGATGTCACGACGTCAGCATGAGCTGGTTAATGGCTTTGTGCCGCTGGCGACCGAGACAGGCGAGTAGCTGTACTTTGCTCCTGGTGATGCGAAGCGCGTGCAGTTCACGCCAGTAGCGGCAGGACAGACAGAGCAAACGACGGAGTAACCTATGGCTAACGATGGAGAGCCTAGGTAATGTCCGCCAATTATCTTTCCCGACTCTGGCAACTGGCATCCATGAGCCTTTTTACATATGCTGAGTATTAACTGATATATCCATGAGCTTTGAGATAATTTTCTGCAATAATCATACCTACTGGATTGATGACTAGTGAGTCAAGTTCTGTAAGGGTTGAAATACCAAAAGAGTCGAGAACTAATTTTGTAGCTGGGAATGCTTCATAAAATGATGCATCAGATGTAAGAGTGTCATAACCCGTTCTTTTTGATAATAACTCTAAGTAATTGATATTATATATTTTATCTGAGAAAAATACGCCTTTAATTTCTAATAGCTGCTGATTTAGGCGTTTGAGGGTGAAATGTTCTCCAAGAAATTTTATATAATCTGTTTCATAAACAGCATACATTGACCTATGGATCATGTAATTTTCTTCCAAGGAAATGTTAGGTAGTGAAAAATGAGTACTTTTTTTCTCTGCAAGTTCTGTGATATTTATACTTCCTACCATCTTATTGATTGAACGTAAAAAATATACAAATGCCAAAAACTTAATATCATTAGTGGTCAGTCTGGATGTTGTATCTAACGCTTGATCGATCAAAATGCTTTGGTCTTCTTGATCGTTTTCAATTTTAGTAACTATTAACTCCTTAAGAAGTTCTGATTTTGCATCAAACCCCTTTCTTGCGACCTGAACGACTGCTTGATTGAGGGTGTACTGAATATCGGGATCAGCGAGTTTTGCTCTTAGTTTTTCATCAACATCTTTAGATAGTTTTTCTGCAATTTGGTGACCAAATTCTTGAGCCCGTGAGTCGACTAAAGCGAATGCATCTTCACGAAGCGAAGCCATTTCACTTTTGACCATTAACTGGCAAATAGCCATGACCTCAGTAGTGGTGTTGCCAAAGTAGGCATCACCGGTAACTTGTATAGCTGAGGAGTTATCACCCACACTTTGACCGGATTTCTCGAATAAGCTCATTCTTTGTCCCTTTCATTAATAGTTATGTTGCCACCAATTTGTATACCGCTAGAGTTATCGCCGATTGTTTGGCTAACACCTTGCTCTTTAGCTTTGTTGCTTTTTAGATTTGCTAAGGCTGTTAGAAAAACGACCAAACTCGCTAATGCTGCTAGCGCTGTGGATAATGTTTGACTGGTTATGGCTTGATAGCCAAAGCCTAAAGCCGAACAAAAAGATACAAATACGATTAATTTTCTCACGAAAATCTCCAGAGATAAAACATGGCACTTACTGACAAGCAAGAAATGTTCTGTCACGAGTACCTCATCGATTTAAACGCCACGCAAGCGGCTATTCGTGCGGGGTACAGCGCAAAGACAGCTAACCGTACCGCATCCGAAAACCTGTCAAAACCTGACATCAAGTTAAGAATCGCCGAACTGAAAGCGCAACGCAATGATCTTGTTGGTATTAATGCAGAATATGTACTTAATCGCCTTCTTGAAATCGACCAGATGGATGTGCTCGACATTCTTCTGCAAAACGGTGAGTTAAAGCCCATTAAAGACTGGCCTAAGGTATGGCGCACAACGCTATCAGGAATGGATGTTGTGGAGATGGTATCCGCAGATAGTGCCGCACTTCTGAAGAAAATCAAATGGCCTGATAAGGTTAAAAACCTCGAACTTCTTGGTAAGCATGTTTCTGTTCAGGCATTTAAAGAACAATCTTCTCACGAGCTAACCGGCAAAGACGGCGGCGCAATCCAGATAGAAACATCACCGATGAGCACTCTATTCGGAAAATGACCACGATTAATCCTATCTTTGAACCGTTCATTGAGGCGCATCGCTACAAAGTCGCCAAAGGCGGTCGAGGTAGCGGTAAATCATGGGCAATTGCGAGACTGCTTGTTGAAGCGGCGCGTCGGCAGCCGGTGCGTATTCTCTGCGCTCGCGAACTGCAAAACAGTATCAGCGATTCGGTAATCCGGTTGCTTGAAGATACCATCGAGCGTGAAGGGTATTCGGCTGAGTTTGAAATTCAGCGTTCCATGATTCGTCATCTCGGAACGAATGCTGAGTTCATGTTCTACGGCATCAAAAACAACCCGACGAAGATTAAATCGCTCGAAGGCATTGATATCTGCTGGGTGGAAGAAGCGGAAGCGGTAACGAAGGAATCATGGGATATCCTGATCCCAACCATCCGTAAGCCGTTCTCTGAAATATGGGTGAGCTTTAACCCGAAGAACATCCTCGACGATACCTATCAGCGATTCGTCGTAAATCCTCCCGATGATATTTGCCTGCTGACGGTGAACTACACCGACAACCCGCACTTTCCTGAAGTTCTCCGTCTGGAGATGGAAGAGTGCAAACGCAGAAATCCGACACTGTATCGTCACATCTGGCTTGGTGAGCCAGTAAGCGCAAGTGATATGGCAATCATCAAACGTGAATGGCTTGAAGCCGCAACCGATGCGCACAAGAAACTCGGATGGAAAGCGAAAGGCGCTGTTGTCTCTGCGCATGACCCGTCAGATACAGGACCGGATGCTAAAGGTTATGCATCGCGCCACGGTTCGGTAGTTAAACGCATTGCCGAAGGCCTGCTGATGGACATCAACGAGGGTGCTGACTGGGCTACTTCTCTGGCGATTGAAGACGGCGCTGACCACTACCTGTGGGATGGTGATGGTGTCGGTGCAGGGCTACGCAGACAGACAACGGAAGCGTTCTCCGGCAAGAAAATCACCGCCACGATGTTCAAGGGAAGCGAATCGCCATTTGATGAAGATGCACCGTATCAGGCCGGAGCATGGGCTGATGAAGTCGTACAGGGTGACAACGTTCGTACTATTGGCGATGTATTCCGCAATAAGCGAGCGCAATTCTATTACGCACTGGCTGACAGGCTGTATCTGACATATCGGGCGGTTGTCCACGGTGAGTATGCAGACCCCGACGACATGCTGAGCTTCGACAAAGAAGCGATAGGCGAGAAGATGCTGGAGAAGCTGTTTGCAGAACTGACGCAGATTCAGCGCAAATTCAATAACAACGGGAAGCTGGAGCTAATGACTAAGGTCGAAATGAAGCAGAAGCTCGGTATTCCATCTCCTAACCTGGCTGATGCACTGATGATGTGTATGCATTGCCCGGAGTCGGCTGCGCAACCCGACTATTCCAGTTACTCAATTCCTTGTGGTGTAGGTTGATATGGCAGAAAAAAAGATGACTGACTGGCATCGCAAGGTGCTGTGCAACTTTGATAATGCCTGGTCAGCAACGCAGGATATGCGTGAGCAGATTATTGAGGCTCAACGTTTCGTCCGGGTGTCCGGCGCACAGTGGGAAGGCAGCACAAACGCTGGTTACTCATTTGATGAAGGCAGGTTTGAGCATTATCCGCGTTTTGAACTGAATAAGATTGCCCGTGAATGTGATCGCATCATTGGCGAGTATCGACAGAATCGCATCAGCGTTAAATTCAGACCGAAGGACGATAAGGCATCGGAAGCGTTAGCCGAAAAGATGAACGGAAAATTCCGCGCTGACTATCAGGAAACATCCGGTGGCGAAGCGTGTGATAACGCATTTGATGATGCTGTAACGGGCGGATTCGGTTGTTTCCGCATGTGTGCCGATTACGAAGATGAAATGGATCCGAGTAACGAGCAACGCCGTATAAGCCTTCTCCCGGTTTACGACCCAGCGACATGCGTCTTCTTCGATCAGGACAGCAAGCAATATGACCGCTCTGATGCTATGTGGGCTATGGAAATGTTCTCCATGACGCCTAAAGCGTTCGAGGCTGAATACCCTGATTCCATCGCGGCAAGTCTTTCTCGTGATGACACTGGCACTCAATATGACTGGTCAACTCCTGATGCTATCTATGTTGGTCGCTACTACGAAGTTCGCATAGAGAAGGTGAAGCTCACAGCATGGCGTAACCCTGTTAGCGGAGAAACGGCAATCTATGATGAAGAGCAAATCAAAGATATTGTCGACGAGCTGACCGATGGTGCATTCGAACTGATTGGTGAGCGGACAGTGAAGAAACGCCGAGTTTATTGCGGTCTTCTGTCTGGCGCTGAATGGCTGGAAGAACCGAAGCGTATTCCGGGCGAACATATTCCTCTCATCCCGGTATATGGGCGTCGTTCATTTGTTGATAATCAGGAGCGAATCGAAGGCCACGCAGCAAAAGCGATGGATGCACAGCGTCTTGAGAACCTGATGGTTTCCATGATTGCAGATAACGCTACTCAGGCTGGCGGTGATGGCATTCCTGTAGTTGATGCTGACATGATTCCTGGTCCTCTCGCCACTCATTGGGCGGAGCGCAACAAAAAGCGCCCGGCGTTCCTGCCGATGGTCAGTCTGAAAAACAAAAACGGAGATATTACTGCGCAGGCTCAGGTCAGCAGTTATACGCCTCCGACACAAATGCCTCCAGCTCTTGCCGGGCTATTGCAGTACACCGGAACGGCTATTCAGCAAATTACAGGTGCGTCGCAGCTTGAGAACATGCCGAGCAACGTCGCCACCGATACCGTTGATAGCATCTTTAACCGGATGGACACGCAGTCCTATATCTACATGGACAACATGGCTAAATCCATGCGCCGCGCTGGCGTCGTGTGGCTTTCTATGGCTCGTGAAGTCTATGGCAGTGATACGCCGATGCGTGTCGTTAATGAGGACGGCAGCGATGACGTGGCGCTGATGACTGGTGAAGTGGTTGACCGTCAGACAGGGCAGGTTATCGCGCTTAACGACCTTTCGCAGGGTAACTATGAAGTGACTGTCGATGTCGGTCAGTCGTTCGCTACTCGCCGTGATGCAACGGTTAAGTCGTTACTTTCCATGCTGGCACTTATCCCGCCCGGAACGCCGAAACACGACCTTGTGTCGTCTCTTATTCTCGACAATATGGACGGCGAAGGGATGGACGACCTGAAAGAATACAACCGCAATCAGTTGATTCTGTCTGGAGTTATCAAGCCGAGAACGCCAGAAGAACAGCAGATGGTTGAGCAGGCGAAACAACAACAGGCCAGTCAGCCGGATCCGGCTATGATTGCAGCGCAAGGTCAGCTTCTTGCTGGTCAGGCTGAATTGCAGAAAGCGCAGAACGAACAAGCAGCCATTCAGGTTAAAGCATTCCAGGCACAGACGGATGCTCAGGTTGCTGCGGCAAATGTTGTGAAAATCCTCGCATCTGCCGATAGCCAGCAAAAATCTGATATCCGTGAGGCGCTGAAACTGCTCGGACAGTTCCAGCAACAGCAAGGAGATAATGCCCGTGCTGATGCAGAGCTTGTCCTGAAAAGTCAGGCGCAGGGCCATGCGCAGCGCATGGACATCAGCAGCATCCTGCAAAAATCAACTCAGCAACAACCACAGCAGTAATTAACCCATAACGTGCAATGGCTGTCTTTATGAGGCCTGGCACCCTATTGCCTTCCGATGGGCTGAACATCGAGTAAACAGGGGTAACAAATGGACCAGATGGCAGAAAACACACCAGAAGTTGAAATCGAAACCGATACATCAGAGCAGATTCCTGATGATGTCGAACTGGCTGAAGAAGTCGAAACAGAAGATGGCAGTAAGCCCTCCGGAAATGATGCAGAGGAAGCTACTGAAACTGATGACGACGAATCAGAACAGGAATTCTACTTTGGTGACGAAAAGCTGGATTCGCCAACCAGCGAAGATGGCGCAGAGCATGGACTGGTAAAACACCTGCGCAAGACGATTAAAGAGAAGGACCGCGAGCTGAAAGAGCTGATGCGTCAGTCTCAGAAACCCGTCGAGCAGCAGCCGGTAATCACTCAACCACCGCGAATGCCAAAACTGGATGATGAGGACATCGGTTTCGATGAAGAAATCTACCAGCAACGCATGACTAAGTGGGCAGAGGATAACGGCAAGTACCAGCAACAGGAGATGGCTCGCAAGCAGAAGGAACAGGAGCTTCATGCTGCCTATCAAGAGCGATTATCCAAATATCAACAACGTGTTAAGGCTCTCAAGGTCCCTGGCTATCAGGAAGCAGAACAGGCCGTACTCGAGGAAATCCCCATCGAGACACAAAACGCGATCCTGTTTGAGTCAGAGAAGCCGGAAATCGTTGTTCTGGCACTCGGTCGCAACGCTGAACTGCGCAAGCAACTGGCAGAAGCTACCAACCCCGTAGCAATTGGTCGTCTGCTGGAACGTATCGAATCGAAGGCCAGAATCATGCCAAAAGCAAAAACCACGGCAGCCACAACCCCGACAGTTAAGGGGAGCAACGGCGCAGTAATCAACAACCTCGACAAATTGAAAGCCAAGGCGCTGGAAACTGGTGACTGGACGCCGTATTTCGCCGCTAAAAAGGCAAAAAAATAACCTATCGGAGCATTAAGCATGGCTAACCAATTAGCAAAAGACCTTGAAATCATGTTCGAAAACTACGTTGAAGGCTTTGAGGCCGCCTGCGTAGTTTCCCGTAACGCTAAAAAATTCCGTCCCGGTGATACAGCAATGCAGCGAGCAGGTGATGTTCTGTATCGTCCGCAGCATTACCACATGAACATTGAGGAAGGCCTCGACCTCAGCAGCAAAACGCCAACAGCACTGGTTCAGCGCCTTGTTCCTTCTGTGTTCAAGGAGCCTAAAAACATTCTGTACACTCTGGATGCGCGTGAAATGCGTGACCCGGAACATAAAACTGAAGCTGGTCGCGCCGCAGGTATGCGCCTTGCTGCACAGATTGACTCTGACCTGATTTCCATGGTCACGCAGCGTGCTACTAACGTGATCACAATGGCTGACTCAACCACTGGTTCACAGGGCCGTGATTTGTGGAACTGTGCGGCAGGTATTGATGCCACCATGACGGCGATTGGTGTACCGCAGGGTATCAACCGTCGCTCTTTCTGGAACCCCTTCAACTACAAAGACCTTGCTGGCGAGCTTGGTCACCGTGCCTACGCTCAGGGCGCAACCCTGACAGCATACGAAAAAGCGCAGATCCCTCCTATTGCTTCCTTTGATAGCTACAAGACCGATATTTCTGGTCGTGTTCCGAAAGGGACTGCGACTTCCATTACGCTGGCGGCCGAACCTGCGCACAAGGTTGAAGCGAAAGACGCCAACGATATGCCAGTGGATAACCGACAGGGGACCATTACGGTATCTGCATCTGGTTTGCAGGTTGGCGATGCATTTACCATTGCAGGGGTGAATTCTGTACACCAGATCACCAAAGACACCACCGGGCAGCCGCAGGTATTCCGCGTTCTGGCAGTTAGCGGAACGACAGTAACTATCTCCCCGAAAATTTTGCCGCCTGACAACGCGGATGTCGCCAGCCGTCCATATGCAAACGTTGATGCTAACGCGGCAAATGGTGCAGCAATTACCATTCTCAACAAAAATGCCGCACCGGCTAACCTGTTCTGGGCTGATGGTTCTGTTGAACTGATGTACGGCAAACTGGCATTCCCGACTGGTCAGGGGCCACAGGTAATGACAGCAACCACCGAGCAGGGCGCTACGCTGATCATGTCTTACGCCTTCGACCACATCAAAGGCGTAACCACTGCACGTTTCACCACTCTGTACGGTTGCTCTGTACTGGTTCCTGAATATACGGGCATCGTTATTGCCGGGCAGTAATTTTGGTGGGGCTTCGGCCCCATTTTTATTGGGAGAAGACAATGGCACGAACAATGCTCTATAAGCCTGGCAACATGATCACCTGTGGTCAGTTTGCTGTCGATTACATCATTGTTGATGACGAAGAAGTTAAATCTCACCTGAAAAAAGGCTGGGTAAAAACTCCTGAAGAAACCGCAACGAAGCAAAAAGTGGCTAAGGCGGAAGAAGATGGCGAAAACGAAGGGTGATCTCGTTCTTAAGGCTTTACGAAAAGCCGGGCTGTATTCCAATGCCACGTTGACAGATGCTGACCCTCAGGCAATTGAAGATGCCATTAATGACCTCGAAGACATGATGGCAGCATGGCAGGCTAAAGGTATCGAGCTTGGGTATCAGTTTGCTGATACAGAAAACGGCATCATGCCGTTACCTGACGATGATTCAGGTATCCCTGCATGGGCAAATGATGGCGTCGCTTTGAAACTCGCTGTGCAAGTGTGCATGGATAACGTCATTCAGCCGTCAGACGCTCTCCTTACCGCTGCTGACAGTGCATATCAGACAATCTGTATCGCTTTAACCAAAATACCACCACTTGAGCGACGAAATGACATGCCTCGCGGTAGTGGTAACAAAAGCGCGTTTACGTGGAATCGGTTTTACATCGAGAAAGATGATCCGAGTACGTGAGGTGAATAAATGCCGATTCAGCAACTTCCGCTTATGAAAGGTGTCGGCAAAGACTTTCGAAACGCCGACTATATCGACTATCTGCCAGTAAATATGTTGGCTACACCCAAAGAAATCCTTAACAGCAGCGGATATCTTCGCTCATTCCCGGGCATTGCAAAACGTTCTGATGTGAACGGTGTATCTCGAGGCGTCGAGTACAACATGGCGCAGAA